AAAATGTCTTGGGCATGTGGGCCTGAAGTAGTTCAACCGCCGGTGCCGGGATCAAGACATAAGCAACGCCGATGTGTTTTTCGGTTTTGTGCTTTTCTAAACGATAGATCCAGTGATCGCGGCTCATATCGCAATCCTGCGGGGTCATGGACAGCAGTTCCTTGGACCTCATGCCGGTCAGCCGTTGCACCTGAATGGCGATCTTTACACCGGCGGGAAGGTAGGGCAGGGCCAGTTCGTACTGACTGGAAGTGACCGGTTCCACTGCTGGATTGTCGATAGCACCCTCACGCCCAGGTGCTATCGGCTTAACTGCCGAAAGCCGCTGCCACACGTCCGGTTCGACCAGTCCTTCCTCGACTGCCCACTTAAAGCAAGCGATGATCTGGGTGGCTCGTTTGTTGACTGACCGCCTGACGTGTCCCTTTTTGATCAGGCTCTTCCGGACAGCCTTTAGTTGTGGTGGTCCGAACTCATTGGCGAGCCGACTCCCGTACAGATCAGTGAGCGAATCGACCGCATATCGCAAATTGACCGCCTCGGTTCGACCGTTCTTGTTTTGGCCGTAGTAGGTGACGCAATGAGCCAAATACCTGATGCCTAATTCCATCACGGTCAGTGGCTTTTCGGGCACGACCTCGACTGGCCAATCGCCGGTTGCGTGGATGATCTCGCAAAATTCGTAGAACGCCTGGCGAGATTCGGGCGAGTTGTACAGCCCGGGGAGATACTTGTACACGGTGTTATAATAGATTCTGGCGCGACCAGAACTATGTAACGTGTACTTGGGTATAGGGTTAGGTGGGCGTGCCATGTCGCCGCCGGTGAAAATTCTCAACATTGTTGTCTAAGTATTCCGGAGAGTTCGAACACTTAACGTCTTGTCTTAAATGTCTTAATCCTAAAGACTTACCGCAATACACCCGGCACGATTTGAACGTGCGACCTTTTGCTCCGGAGTTTTGCAAGAGGTTCGGTTCATTTCTTCTCGGTGTGTAACCCATGTGTCACCAACGGATTGCGAGTTTAAAAGGGGAGGACAGGTTAGTTATCGGGCAACCGGAGCGTGCATCACTATGGTAGGTGATGATTCTCCTGACAACTCCGCGAACCATTTCGAGTAGGCTTGGTCGCGTTTTGATTCAGACAAAACCAAGAATTCCTTGATCGCGGCCATCACGATTGCGGCGTGGCGTGGTCGTCGATTTCCGAACATCTGGTCAGTCATACGCAATCTGGATATTTCCATATCAAGATCAGCAAGGATCTGAGGGGCAACCCGCAAATCCATCCGAGCGGATAGAACATCTGCTTTCGACATCGGTACCTCCTTTCTTACTTACATCATATAGGTATACCGGCAAAACGTCAAATACGTTTTCCCGATATTCCTTCCTATTACTGATTGACGGCAATTCGCAAATGGTGTATAATCCGAAAGTGTCATGTAGTTTGTAACACAAAGGGAAACCATGAAAAAAAAATCCACTGATGATAGTCGCACTGAAGTTAGGCTACCTGCCCCGTTGAAAAGGGCTTTGCGGGTCTACTGTGCCCAAAACGACCTGAGCATTCAGGAGTGCGTGATTCATGCAATCAAGGGACAAATCGAAACAGAGGTGTTGTGCGATGTCACCAACCAAACCTGATTTGGTCTGGGAGCAACCGCTTGGTGTGGTTCGTGGCGAACTGAGCGAGCCAGATCCGTGGATCGTTGATCCGCATGTAAAAGAAGAACGGGAAGCAATTCAAGCGGAGGGGCAACCCTCCGCACAAATAAGAGAGGTTAGATTGCACCATGTCCTGGCCTGATTATTTTGACGCCTGTAAACGCAACGACACGTTTGCAGCGTTCGAGGCTTTGGCGGCAATTGGCGTTCTCCCGGTCGTGAACGGGGAGGACAAAAAGGGCAAGATCAAGCGTCCGATGGCTGCTGCCGGTGAGGCTTGGCAACACATCACGACTGATCAATGGCGCGAACGGCTTATTGGATACCTCCAAAACGGTGTCCCTGTGGGGATCGGGTGCAAGCCGGTCGGCTTTCTTGTGGTCGATGTCGATCCGCTGGATAAGGACACAAGACGACTACCGACCGCTTGGAAGGAAGCGGCACAGTTCTTATTCGGCTGCGACGACTGGCCCAGTTCTATGGTCACGAAAACCGAGGGCGGTGCTCACGTTTGGTTTGTGGTCACGGATTCGATTCTGGCGGCATGGAAACGGGGTGGGAAACTCAAGATTGAACTGCCATCGGGTGATGCCATTGAAATCTTCGTCGGTATGGCGGATGCGGGTAGTCAGGTGGCATGCGCTCCAAGCGATGGAAAGCGGATTTCCATCCCGATGCCACCGATACCACTACCGGAATCGGCGGAACAGGCGATCTTGCGAGCACTCACACAGCCGGAAAAACCGAAGGTTGATCCTACCAGGGTGATCGGCAACGTCTCAAGCGATTACGAGTGGGCTAAAATCGCACTCAGTAAAGGGTATCTGGACACCCAACTATCAGACTATGACAAGTGGCTATCGGTCGGCATGGCGCTCACGCACAAGTTTGGGGAAGACGGTGCGGAGTTGTGGGAGCAGTGGTCAGCCAGGCACGACAAACACGTTGATGGCGAATGCTCAGTCAAGGTCAGGTCGTTCAAGCGGACTGACGGTGATAAGCAGATTCGGTTCGGAAGTTTAATCCAGATCGCGAGAGCCAACGGAGCAGCTGCTCCGCAACAGTCAATCGAGCCTGTGCCAATGGAAATGTTTGAGGGCATCCCAGACGCAACGAATGTGGCTGATATTCTGGCCTTGATGAAGGAACGAACGTGGCTTTGGGGTGATCCAGAGACCAACGTGGGCTGGTTCGTGAAACGGGGACTCCACTTAGTGGAAGGCAAGGAAGGCACGGGAAAGACACGATGGCTGATGGATCTGGCAAGACGCTGGTCACTTGATCTGAAGTGGCCAGATGGCACTGAAATCACGATGGACACCGATTCCAAGATTCTGTTCGTTGCTGCGGATAGCCACTGGGACCAAGTGGCAATGTGCAGCGAATCCTTCGGGATTGACCCAGAAAACGTGATTTTCACCGGACCGAAGAACGATCCTTATGGATTCACGAATCTGGACGACCCCAAGACCATCGCTATCATTCGCCTTTGGTGCGAGCGATACAAGATCGGCATGGTGGTGATTGATACCCTGATGGCGGCCTCATCACGTCCATTGGTCGATCCGCAAGAGGTTGCCAAGATCGCTGCTCCACTGCGGGAACTTGCTCGTGACATGAACGTAGCCGTGGTACTTGTCGGACACCTGAACAGCCAGGGTGAAACTTGGGGGCGTGCCATGGGCCGGACCTGTGACCATGTGATCAGGATGGAAGCAGACGAGAACGATGAACAGAACATCACGATCAAGTCTGTGAAAGCACGTTGGAACCGGTTCGTACTTCCGGTCATTCAAGGGCGGCAAAGCGAAACCGGCTGGGAATACTCCACAACCGGCTCCGATAGCAACGATGAAAAGCAAGTCAAAGGGCGTGCCGGTGCAGAGATCGCTATCAAAGCACACATCACCGCCTGTGGCAAAACAGCATGGGGAGAGATCCAAGACGAGCTGACAGAACAGGGCCACGCCAAGAACACGATTGATCGGGCTTTGAAGTTTATGGTCGCCACATCAATCCTGATGAAGTGGGAAGAACACTTCCCATCGGGCAAAAAATGCACCTTTTACGACTTCGAACCGGGTCAGTCCCAATAGTTAGTCCCAACTCCCATGTTGGGTATATATATACCCCAACACGTGGGACTAAGTAGCGTGGGACTAAGTTGGGACTAAGTTGGGACTACTTAAAATAAAGCGTTTCGTATTTTTTGGGAGTGGTTTGGGAGTGGTCCCAAGGTGGTTTGGGACTAAGTAGGTTGGGACTAACTTTGGGACTAGAAATCAGGAGTCGGATCGCCATGAAAATAAAATCTAAAAATTCCGCACTTTGGGATTGACGGCAATTACGAAGTGGTGTATTATCCGTATGTCGGATATGAAGTCAGTAAGTAAGTCATCCAGCCCAGTAAGTAACACTCTTCGCGGAGCACACAATGAACAGCATCTTAGACCAAGACTTAGACCACCAAGCCCGCATGACGGCTGGCCTGCGTGATTACGACGACCAATGGATCGAGAGGGAGCGAATGGCAAACGAACTTCAGCAGCGTTTCGAGTCCAGCCGCCAGCGTGAGGAAGAGCAAACCGCTCGGCTCCTGGACACCGCTTTTCAGTCCGAACAGCGTCTACTCATCACGATCGAATCGGCCTTATTGGACGATGATCACACCGCCAATCTGTCACACGCTGCTGTCACAATCGCTCGCCTTCGCAGCCGGTTGACGGAGGTGACACGATGAACACCATTGACATGCAAGACGTGGACCGAACGAACCGCCTAGTCATTCGCCAGGCCGAAGAAATCATCCGCCTGAAGAACCAGCTCACCACGCTCACTTGGGCGGCACACATCCCATTGTCGCTAGCCGATGGCGAGGCAATGACGGCCTGTGATATTGGCGTGCTCCGATCTGAAGTGGACTCCGCTGAAGCATTGCTGGGGGGTGCCAAGTGAGCATTGAAATTGACTGCTTGAAATCCGAACTGCGTGACATTGCTGTCCGGTCCTACGAACACGAAAGACTCGTCAGAGAAGTCATGGCCAAGCGAGTTGAGCAGGCCAAGGAAAAAGGCGAAAACGCTCGCTGGCTCCTGAAGTTTGTCACCCTCGCCGATGCTGGTCAAAAACTCGACTGGGTCGAAGCGGAATTGAGTTGGCTGGAAGAGGACGGGTTACATCCCGTCCGCAGTCATCTTGTCGTTCAAGCGATCGCCCTGGCTAAAAAGGCGATCGCCAACCAGACACCGTCATTGGTGTGACGCCGCGAAGCCACGGCCAATCGGATTTGGCCGTGGCGTGTTCAAAAGTCTTCAACAGTTTCCAACAGTATTCAAAAGCATTCAAAAGGACCTGACCTGACATGAGTACAGCAACCAAGACCGAATCCGTATACGGACACAAGACCTGGACGCCACAAGGTATCCTAAGCTACCCAAATCTCTTTGAGCCAAAAGCCAACGAGATCAAGCAAAACAGGCTGTTTTATTCGGCCAATATTTTGCTGCTTAAGTCTGAGATGCCAGATGAACTGATTGCTGAAATGCAACGGATCTCTGAAATAGCTTTTGGACAACAGTTGCGAAAGCTGACAACGCACACAAACTGTGCCATCAAAGATGGCGATCAGATGGTGGATAAAGATGGCATCAAGAAAACCGGCCATGCTGAAACTGGTTGTTGGGTAATATCGGCTAGCACAGGCGAATCAAAGCCACCTATGGTGATTGACAGGCACGGCAGACCGATTACAAACCGGAATGAGATCTACGGCGGTTGTATCGGTCAGTTACTTGTGACACCTGCCACATACAAGGTCACCAAAAACTTTGGTGTCAGTCTTTACTTGACTGCCTTCATGAAGTTGGCCGATGGTGAATCGTTTGGCGGATCCACAGGCTTCAATCCTTTATCGGACCTTCCCAAATCTGTGGAGATCGCACCGCACCTGAGAGGTCGAATGCAGATCAGGCCAGGTGGTGGAGTGACTGAAACGGATGCGGATCGGGCCATGAAACAACATCTTGACCAGACTCGCACAAGTGGCCACGCCTTTAATCCACACGATAAAGTTGTTGGAGTGCCATTCTGACCCACGGACGGTCGCCCAGGCTGGTCATACGCAGCCAGCCTGGGATTTTTCACTACACCACATTTGAAAGGTAAGTAAGTTGAACACTGAATCAGCAGTAGCAGAAACGATACCACAGGCGAGTACGATGCTCGTGCTGCCTGGAATGATAAATCCGGTCGAATTCTATTCGAATCGCCACAAGATCAATGCGATCCTAGACGACATCGGCTGTCAGGCCCACTCAGTGGAGCACGATGTAAGCACTTTGAAGGGCAGAACGTCGATAGCCGGAACCGCTTACAAGGTGGCTCGCTCGAAAACATATCTTGACGGTCTGGGTAAACAATTGGTCGCGGACATCAAGCAACAGGCGGCAGCGGTGGACGCTGAGCGCAAGTACATTCGCGACACGCTGGATGAACTGCGTGACTCTATCCGCAAACCACTCGACGAGTGGGAGGCGGCTGAGGAGGTCCGCAAGGCCGCACATCAATCTAGGCTCAATCGCCTAAGCGGGATTTCCGCATCCATCCTCGACACGCCCTCTGAACTTGACGCCAAGATCGTCCAGCTAAACGCGCTGATGGACCATCAGTGGGAAGAGTTTGGCCAACAAGCCGAAATCAGATCAGCCATTATACTTAAGTCGCTCGATGACGCTCGGGAGGCGGCAATTGCTCGAATTGCTGAAGCCGAGAGACAAAGGGAAATCGCAGCCAAAAATGCGGCTGAAAAAGCTAAGTTGGAGGCTGAACGGAAAGAGATTGCAGCTCAACAGGAGGCTGAAAAAGCTAAGTTGGAGGCTGAACGGAAAGAGATTGCAGCTCAACAGGAGGCTGAAAAAGCTAAGTTGGAGGCTGAAAGGAAAGAGATTGCGGAGTTGCGAGCGGCATTAGTCCTGCCAGCCGTAGTGACTCCTATCGCACAACCCGCTGGAACGACAAGCCAAATTGATCAGTGGGCAGGAGCGAAAAGGACAATTCAGTCTTGGATTGCCTACGGGATGCACAGTGATGTCACCGATTATATTGCTCACCTCGAGGTGCAATCATGACCGCCGCAACACTGACAGCACCACTGTTTACCGCCGCCGAAACATTTCTGGCCGCCCGTGAATTGAGATTTCTTGCGAAGGAAGCCGAGCTGGTTCGCGACTGGCCCGAACGGGCGGGCAAGTACAAGTTCTCCATCGACTATGCTCGCAAGGAAACCGAACTGGCTCTGGCTCGCAACCTGGCTGCCGACCCTGACGCTGACCCTGATGCGATTGTGCGGGCCATGAATCACCACCCTTACGATCGCATTGTCTCGCTCGGGTCGGATAAGGACGGAAACGAGTATCTGGTGGAAGAGTCCCAGGCAGGTCGTCACTGGACAGCCCACCCAGAACAGCTGACATAAGATCAGTCCCGTTAGCCGCCGTCAGTGGGTCAAGGGGGTCTATTTCCCCGGGTGGGTTCGATTCCCACCGGCGGCTTGTCAGGCTGGCCGATAACCAGTGCTGACAGACTCCTAGTTGGTTGATTCGGGTTTGTTCGTGGGCAATCAGCCTGCCGAACTCACAAGGATACCAGGGGGAGTTGACCAATCACACTCGCGCCGGGGGCCTCATACACCCCCGGCACTCACAACATGGAGGTTGCAACAGATGCTAGTGCTAAAGAGGTCGGTCAACGAAGAGATCATCATCACAATCAACGGTTGCACGGTCACGGTCGTCGTGGCTGAGGCTCGGAATGGTGCGGTCAAGCTGGGTTTCACGGCTCCACCGTCGGTCATTGTCGATCGGCGGGAAGTGTGGGAAAAGAAGCAGAGGATTGCGGTAACTAAGGTAAGTTCAAATACAGGGGAAGTATCATGAGTAAATACAAGTATTCTCAGTCTGTCGTCGATAACCTGCTTCGCAAATCCGGGGTCGCACCCCGCGAAGTGAAAACAGATTTAGTCACAAGAGTCCTGCTGATCGGCCCTGAAGAGGCTGAGGCGTTACTAAGGGCGAATACTAGCAACAGGCCAATCCAGCCAGCACGAGTCAAATACTACACAGATCTTATCAAGGCCGACGAATTTCGTTTAACTCACCAAGGTATTGCATTCTCTAGTTCTGGCCGAGGTCTAGATCTCCAGCACCGTCTCTTGGCGATCATTGCAAGCCAGAAAACCGTTCCGCTACTTGTGACGGAAGGAATGAATGACGAAGACTTTTTCGCGATTGATCAGCACGCAAAAAGATCAATGGCTGACTCGATCGAGAAACCAAAAAAGTTGGTCGAGGAAGCAAAGTTTCTTGCCGATTTCTGTTGGGGGGCAGAAAGTAGCACTCAGCAGTTAAGTTCAACAATATTAAGCATGGTTGAACTTATTGAAAAAACATCCCAAAGAATGACACTCCCCCACTTAAAAGGCTCAGTGTCTCGCATGAATACCGCGTTACGATCAGCAGCAGTAGTCTCGTTGATGCTAAGGCCCGAGTCAGAAGAGCACGTTGTATTGTCGTTTTGCTGGTGGGCAAAAAATCGTGCCGAGCATTACTCGACATCAATGCACGCACTTGCAAGAGCCTTGCAGACATCAAAAAAAACAAACAGTATCGCAAAAAAGACCGAAGACTTTATGCGATATTTGATCATTTTTAACCCAGACACGAGTCACATACAACGGCCAAATCTTACCCCCGCGGCGATCACCGCAATGAAGAAGCAGTGCGCAAGCATTTTACCAAAGCCAGAAGAAGCGATCACGCGATCCCGTTACACTCTTTTGGCAAAACCAAGATGACCCTCACCAGCGCGACAAACCAACGTATCGCGATCGTTTGTCAGCACAAACGAGAGAACCCTGACAGCACCTTCCCCGACGATCGCGACCTTGATGCCGAGGTGCCAGGCAGCGGCGAACTGATCAGGCGGTTGGGGACGATTATCGAACATCACCAGCAGCACAAGATCAGAAGCGGCGGCACGATCGGAATCAGTTATTGCAGGTCGCACCGGTCTTTCGCCGTCCATGTCGGCAATGGAAACCATCGGCACGGCTACTACACGGCCAAGGAAGCGGCTGCGGCATATGACGCGGCTGCGATTGCGAGATACGGTGAGGACGCGGTTCTGAACGACCCTGACGCGGTGGACACACTCGAACTAGATGTGAGGGACAGAATACTATCGACAATCCCCTGATCAGCCTTTTTGCGCTGGAAAATGATCGACACTTTCGCGGTGAGACGCTTGTTGCGCTGAGGGAAGCGTTGCAAACGGTACTCGATAAAAAGATCGGTTACGAGCGTTTCGCGGCCTATATGGACCCGCGATCACAACGGACCGAAATATTGTTCACCCGCCGCGGCAATCTGGCTTGGTTTGTTTTAGACAAGCCAAACGATGCCGACCTATTGCAATTCGCGCGTGATCTTACGTGGATGTGCCACTTGGATCCGCAACTGGCAGACTTTTCACCTCTTCAGGAGGCATCGATCCGATGACACCGCTTGAAAAGATTTTAGAAGCTGAGTTTGAGGATCTTCTTACGAAGATTGCGGAGCTTGAGGCTGAACTCGCAAACAGGCCCGTTGTCTGGGCAATCCAGCACATCGAGACCAAAACACTAGCCGAAAGGGGCGGAACTTCGGTTTTCGTAAGGTTTTCGTATGGAGCCCGATTACCCGCCAGTTTGGATCTTTACCGATCAAGGGAAGAAGCCACAGAAGCTATCCCACGCGATTTCTTTGAGCCAGAACATTGGCAAGTCGTTCCTTATGCGGGGAGGCCGATCTAATGAAACCGCTTGATTTTATCGCATCATTGGATGGCGAAGCCAAGGCTGCGGCGTTGACCGTGTACAACCTGATGACTCCGGTGTGGATCACCCTGGACGGCTCGCCCGCTAAACTGCCGCCGCCTTACGACCTGATCGTGATCAGGACTACCGAAGGATTCGAATTCCTGGCCACTCGTGAAGCCGAACCGGAAAAGTATTCAGACTGGTGCTGGTCTAAGGGTGGCGACTGGCATTGGAGCACCGACAAACAGGCTATGGTCTGTTTCGATGAAGATTTGGAACCGCAGGACTGGATTGTCACACACTGGAGGCCGATCTGATGAGCGAATGGATTGAACTCACCGACGATCCAGCCACTCTGCCGGTAATGGGGCGGACAGTGATTATCCGCATGGACGCCGGTAATGGCGGCGGCGAGATGTTTGGCTGGCGTGATGGTCGGTTCCCCGAAGGTTGGTGCTGGTACATGTCCAAGCTAGCCAATTGGAGCACTCGAAGCCAGTCGGTCGAACCTGACTCGTGCGAAGAATGCAGTTCACCCACACACTGGAGGCCGATCTGATGAGCGAATGGATTTATATCACTGACGATCCGTCAACCTGGCCGCCGATTGGTGTGGTTGTTTTGGCTAAAAGCAACAATCCTTACTTCTTCGTGCAACTTCTGTGCGTTGAAGATCTTAACGAGGCCTGGCCAAAGTCTCATATTTCTTGGAAAGTGCCTCATAATATTTATGAGCATTCCCCAGATATCATTAGTTACGAGTGCTCGAGCACTTACACTGGGAACGTTTCCCATTGGAGGCCGATTGCATGAGCTGCCCTGATTATTACTTGCTGACATCTGGACGCGAGTTTATCGACTTCGCAAATAGCGAACTTTCAGCCTGGCTTAAACCCCGCGTCTCTCATGAGGTTTACCACTGCATTATTTCCGCGATGGAACACCGGTTCCGGTGCGGAAATAAGGAGGGTGAAGCGGAGACAGATAAATCAGCAGAAGAGTTCTGGCTTTCGCGGGCGGTCTGGACTCATGTCAAATCTCGCACGGGGCCGTATTTCATGTCCGATATCATGCCAGTAGTTCTGGCGATGGTAGATTCCGAGCGGCGGAAAAAGGATTTAAAGAGGGCGAACGCATGAACGTTTTCGTTGATCGCCTGTACCAAGACTGTCTCATCGAATCCGAGCACGAACGCTTAAGCAATGCAGTTCTGGAGTGCTGTGACGCGGCTAACGACCTTTACGGCAACAATTCGGATTTGCTCCACTTAATGTGGACGCTCGGCGTTGATAGAGATGGCGACAAGGTGGACTGTTTGAGCCTACAATTCAACTTGGATGATCGTTCTCCAAGTAGCGTAAACTTTCCGATAATTAACACCCGCAGAATCACGGGGGCCACACTGCTGGTCAAATATATGCGGGCTTTAGAGTACACAAAGCCAGACGAAAAGAAAGCGGAGTTGCAATCATGACAATCATCGGCATCGACCCCGGCAGCACGCATAGTGGTATCTGTTTGATTGAGTCGGGGAATCAGTCTAAACCGAATATTATCTTGGCAGACAAAATTGCTAACGAAACACTCTATTTGTACTTGCGGTACGAGCGATCTAAAGACAGCGTGGTCGCAATCGAGGATTTCATCTCGTATGGTACTGCGGGCAAGTCATCGTCAGACACGAGCGAGAATATCGGCCAAATAAAGATGATCGCAATTTACGAGCGATTCGAGCTTGTGAAGTATACCCGCCGTGAATATGGTCAGTGGATCACCGCCGGTGGTAAACTCACTGACGCGACGCTTCGGGCTGGATTGGAGTCAATCTACGGGCCGTCCGGTAAAAAGGGTGATCCACTCTACCTGCTCAGGGGAGCAACGGACAAAAGATCGGCGTTCGCGATTGCCAAGTATCACGAGTTCATGATGTCACGGGTGGCCGTGGCAGGTGGTGTGTGATTTCGGTAGGATCGGTGGTAAGATAGATCATCTGAAATTGGTTACTTGCAAGAGGGTTAAGATGGCGCGCATCCACGACCGCGAAACACTGATTCCGATCATTCTGGACAACATCTCCAACGGTGGAACGATCGGCGTTTCGTGTCTCGCTGCTGGTGTTGCTTATACGACGTTCCGAGATTGGGTAAAAGCTGACCCGTCGTTGTCCGTAGATCTAAAAAGGGCTAACACCGAGTTCGAGTTACGGCATGTCCGCAACATTCAAACCATGTCAACCGACGACTGGAAAGCCTCTGCTTGGCTATTGGAACGTAAATTCCCGAAACGATATTCCCGTCGATTGGTGATATCCGAACCACCGAGACTGACCGAAGATACGGGGATTCTCGTCAGAGTCCCACAGCCTAAGTCAATCGAGTCTGATATCACTGATGTTTGACCTCACCAAGTGCACCGACCCACAATCCGTGTTCTGGCACGATCAAAACAAGTTCACGGCCTTTATCGGCGGCATCGGCAGCGGCAAAACTTTTGCAGGTGCGATCAAGTGCCTGCAAATGCCAGCCAACAGCACCGGCATGGTATTGGCTCCAACATTCCCCATGCTCCGGACCGCATCACTACGAGCGTTTTTGGAGATCGCACGACCTGCGGGATTGATCGAATCGTTCAACAAAAGCGATTATGAAATGGTGCTCAAGGGCAATCGGACAATCTACTGGCGATCAGCTGACAACCCCGACCGGCTCCGTGGTCCTAACTTGGGGTGGGTCTGGATGGACGAATCAGCGATGATGGATGAAGAGACGTGGCTTATCGCGATCGGTCGCCTGCGTCAATCACCCGGTCAAGCGTGGATGACCAGCACGCCCAGGGGGACACGTCACTGGCTTTACGATCTCGTCAAAAAGGCTCATGTGTCCGTCACCACAGCGACATCGGCAAGCAACCTGTTCAACCCTGACGACTTCGTTTCCAGCGTGTCGTCAATCGGGTCCGCGGACTGGCAACGGCAAGAACTTGGTGGCGAGTTTGTCGAACCGGGCGGGACACTCTACAAACGGCACTGGTTCCAGTCGGTGGAGCAGCTGCCCGACGGTGAACGATTATCAGTCCGATCCTGGGACACCGCAGCCACCAGTGGCGGGGGCGATCATTCGGTGGGCTTGAGAATGCACAAAATCGACGGCAAGTATTATGTCGATTCGGTGATCCGTGGCCAGTGGGGACCTGACGATCTGGACACCATCCAGCAGCAGACAGCCGAGACCGACGGGCAGGATGTCTCGATTATTCTCGAACGTGAACCGGGATCGGCAGGGAAGCGAATCAACCAATATACCCGACTTGCTTTGTCTGATTATCACGTGGTCGAGGAGTCGCACACCGGCGGCAAGTACCAGCGGGCGTTGCCATCGGCCAAGGAAGCGGCTCGCGGTGGGATCGTGATGGTCAAGGGCAACTGGATCACCGCATTTCTTGACGAGATCGCTGATTTCAACGGCGAAAAAGATCAGGTGGACGACCAGGTGGATGGGCTTTCGCTGGCCTTCAATTACCTATTCAGGAAAGTGGGCGTATCGCTCTAATTCAAAAAGAGTTAAGATATGGGCTGATAATTACTTGATTCCGGCTTAGGAGCACCACCGTGAACTACTTTGGACAGATGATTTCCGGCCTTACAAACGGCGTCAAAACGCTCTTCTCCGGGCGTGGCGGTGGTGGATCAGTCTACGCTCAACGTGCCAGGCAAATCCCGTCGGCACGATTCGACTGGATCTCCGAGGCCGGTGATTTCCGACAGAATCCAGTAGTCGCACTGGGGCTGGACTGGATCACCCGCAACGTCACCAGCGTGCCCTTGAAACTCTATATCAAAACCAAGTTTGGGGAAGAAGTGGAACTGGAGGGCCACCCCGTTCTGGACATCCTCAAATGTCCCAATCCCATCTACTCCGGCCACGCCTTGATCAGTGCCATCGTGACTGACCTGATGACCAGCGGGACGGCGTTCGGTTACATCGCCAACACCAACGCGGGCAGTGTCGGTGAGCTGTACTGGATGGACGCACGCCAGATGGCACCGGACTTCCCGACCGATGGCAGCCGATGGTTGAACCAGTGGAAATATCTGCCTGCTGGAACCGGTCGAATCGAAGTCTTTACGCCCGACCAAATGATCGTGTTCAAGCGTGGCATCGACTCGTGGAACGATCGGCTTGGCTACACTCCACTGTTGGCGTGTTGTCGTGAAATCGCTCTGGTGAACATGCTTTCCGGCTACACCGGGGCGATTTTAAAGAACGCTGGCGTGACGAATATCGTCGTCACTCCAACCGGCGAAAGCGTGATCCAAGAAAAGCAACGAGACCAACTTCGAACGACGATCATGGACAGCATCGGCATGGACAGCCAAGGCAAGCCGCTTGTTTTCTCGAGTCCGGTGAACGTATCCAGCCTCGGAACCATGCCACGCGACATGATGCTCACGGATGTGGACATGCACGCGGTCGCACGCATCACGTCAGCGATGGGCCTGTCTCCCATGCTTCTGGGACTCCCTGACCCCGGCAAAACTTACAGCAATTATCGTGAGGCACAAAGGGCCGCTTGGATTAACTCAATCGTGCCGTTTCAAGAGCTGATCCGACAGACGCTGAACGAACGTCTTTTGAGCATTTACGACCCGTCCGGTCGGTTGCAACTCAAATGGGATTACGCCAACGTGGAAGCACTGGCCGAGGATCAAAAGGCTCAGGCCGATCGCGCCGTGAACCTTTACAAGACCGGGCTGATCACGCGAAACGAAGGGCGTCGTATCGTCGCCTTGGAACCGACCGAAGATGGTGACAATTACTTCACGGACAACTCACCAGCACCGGGAGGCGCGTTTGATGGCCAAAAGCAAAGCCAAATCGGTGTTGAGTCTGAAGCCTGATCCGGTCAAGGTAAAAGACGAGGAGCGAATATTCCAATCGGTATCCAAATTGCTCGCCGCGGTTTGGTGGCGATTGGAGCCGATTTACCGGATCAAGTTTGAGACGGCATCAGGTTACGACCGGAAACAGATGTCCAACCCGATGCGGGTACACATCACCCACGACATCGCTGATCCGCTCTTGAAACAGTTCGTCGTGAACATCTTGGGTATCTTCGATGCGTCGGCACGGAAAGCACGAGTCAGGCTAGGTCAGCAGGATGTGGCCGACTGGGATATCCGCAACGTCTCGGTTTATGACCAGATCAAACGGCACGAAATCCGGCTCGCGATGTCCACGATTGACGACATCCAAGCCAGCACCGCAGACGAGGCACAAAGGCTCATCAAGCAAATGCAACAGGATCTGCTCGAAGGTCAAAAGGCAGGCGATACCCTCAAAGACAAGACCGATCGCCTGGCCAAATATTTCGGCGAAATGTCACGCTGGAAGGCACGCCGGATTGCGATCACCGAATCATCGCGTGGCCAGAATTACGGCTTTCTGGCTGGAACCGAGGACATGGACACGGTGGCCGGATATCGCTGGATGCTGTCGTCAGACGCCTGCGAACAGTGCCACCGGGTCGGGACCATCAACGGGCGTCCACGACTGGTGAAAAAGGGTCAACCGTTCGCGACTGGTCAAGCCAGCGAAGATTATTACGCAACGATTCAGTGCCCACCAC